ATGAATCCGAGAATTGGTGCATACAACCGAATCAGTTTAGATGTCCAGGGAGAGGCCCTAGGCGTCGCCAGGCAGCAGCAGGACAACGCTGAGCAGGCATCTCGCCGCAGCTGGCAGATTGTCGAGAGCTACACAGATAACAACCTCAGTGCCTACAAGAGAGCGGTGGTCCGTCCCGCCTTTGAGAAGCTTCTGGCCGACCTTGAATCAGGCTACTTAGATGGCTTCGTTGCCTACGACATAGACCGACTCTGGCGCCAACCCTCAGACCTCGAACGAGTCATCCGCATTTACGAGGACAAGCCGTCGCTGGTATTCGCCACAGTCCAAGGCGACATAGACCTCTCCACCTCACAGGGACGCACTATGGCCCGCATCATGGTCGCTCTAGCTAACAAGTCCAGTGCCGACAGTTCCCGCCGAGTAAGCCGAAAGATAAAGCAACAGGCCGAGTCAGGTGAACCGCACTGGTCCAGGCGTCCCTATGGCTACACGCTTGATAAGACACTCGACCCGATTGAAGCACCCGTTGTCAGGCAGATGGGGGAGTGGTTCGTTCAAGGCTTCAGCTACCGAGAGATTGCATGGCGCTTGAATGAGCAGGGTATTCGCACCCGTGCCGGCTCGCTTTGGGACGTTGGGACTATTCGCCAGTTCATGAAGGCTGAGCGATTCGCTGCTATCCGTCTGCACGAGGGAAAGATGTACGACGGCAACTGGCCAGCCATCTTCACGAAAGAAGAGTGGGCTGAGATTCAGCTAGTAATCGACCTGCGCAAGCTCGAATACAACGGTCGCCCTCAATCGAAGAAATACATGCTGACTGGAATCCTCAAGTGCAGCTGTGGTGGCTACCTGCGAGGTATGACCAAGCGAGATGCGCCAGGCCGACCAATGAGGCGCACGTATCAGTGTCCCACTAGTAGTGAGACAGAACGCCGGATGGACACTTGTGGCGGCATGTGTGTTGATGCTGGATCACTTGAGCACTTCATTAGAGAGTCGGTCCTAAGTCGGATTGAGACACCTGAACTGTCAGATGTAGTTGGCACTTCTTCAGTAGACAGAGAGCGTATTGCTGAACTACGGCAGGAATCTGTGGAGATAAAGAACCGCCGTGATGTTCTGCTCGATGACTACACGGACGGCACGTTGAACAAGGACGAACTAAAGCGCACTCAGGAACGTCTAAGCGCTCGTAAGGCACTTATTGACACTGAGTTGGACAAGTTGCAACGTGCTCAATTCAACGTCTCCCTGAACGAAGGAGAGACGGCACGCGAAGCATGGATGGATAGACCTGATGGCTGGCGTCGCGCACTTGTAGACCTGCTCATCAACGAAATCACGATTAGCAAGAGTTCCCGAAAGCCTTTCTACGATGTCGATGGAAAGCGCACCCGGTTCGATAAAGACCGCGTTCAGATTGAATGGAAAACCGATATTGACAAATAATTCTCTTTGCCCATAATCATGCGCAGAGTGACGGCATCCCGTTGTCGCTAGAAACAGATCGGAAGTGATCGCAATGGCCAGAGTAAGCAAGATGGTAAGCGACATAACTGGCGTTGAAGCGGACGAAGATGCATTCGTTACGCTGATCGTCAGGTCGCACAAGGCCGTCGATGAGGCAAAGTCTCTCGACGTTCTTCCGGCAGAGATTGCAGGTTTGAAAGAAGCCTCCGACCTCGTCACCCTGGAAATCAGGGACAACGGCAACACCCGCCAGGTTGTCACCACACTTGCGGAATTTCGCAAGCTCATCGCCGATGAGGTCGTGGTGAAAGCGCAAGGAATCCGTGGAAGGAGAATCGGGTACAGCCCAGCCAAGGACTAGTCCGGACAATCCATCTACCTATCGCCCCCTGACTCACCTGAGGTACTTATACCTCGGTGAGCAGGGGGCTCTTCATTAGAAATAGCCCGCCGGTTAGGGCGGGCTATTCCACGTTCAGGCTGGAACTACTCTGGCGCGCTCAACGGCTGCCCAACGGTCGAACTTGACCAGTGCGGCGTTGACTGCTTCCCAGTAGTCGATGTAGGTCATAGCGTTGCCGTTGAATGCATCGCTATCGTCTACTGTCTGGTACTCAGCCTTGTAGGACTTCGTGTCGAGCAGCAGGGCGATCAGTTCGCTGGGTGCATCCTGCGTTTCACCCTCATCATCCGGCAGACCGATCAGGCAGACATCGCCGCCAATTGAATCACGGTGTCTCATCTGCGGGCTCGCAAGCCACCACATGAGCGTGGCACGTCGGTTCAGCTGTAGACCGATTAACTTGCTTTCCTCGTTGGCGAAGAACGATGCGTTCATTGCGTCCAGGTCGATTGCTTCGATGTTGCCACCGACAACGTGCTGGTAGTCCGCAAGAGAGTTGAAGTTCATTTCAAATACTGGTGCATCTTCGTCTGCGGGAATGACTATGCCTTTTGGCAAGTAACTCACCTCCTAAATCGTGGAATGATTCCGCTCACCGATTGATGAACAGATTCCAGTCCGCGATTACAAAGCAGTTGAGCGCACGAGCCAGGAGGGGACGCCATGTTCCCAGTAACTCGCACGCCCATCACCGCAATCGGCATCGCCCAGAACACACCATCCGAGTAAGGGCGATGTCTAGTCCAATTGCAGTGATGGAGAACTACTAAACCGGGAAGCGCGGAGGGGAGTCGAACCCACTCGTTTTGGAGGTTTACAGGTCGGGAGGTGACCTCGTGTGTCGCTTAGTGCACACCCTCATCGGCTTCTTCAGGATTACCTAGCATTCAATACCGCTCTGCCACACGCTCGCCGGGTTAGTAGTTCTTCAAATTGTTCAGGTGCTGGGTCCGGCCGTACCGCCACAAGAGGTACTGTTCTACGTCTATGACGCTTACCGGTTCTTGATCAACCAACTGGCAGGGCGGGAAGCCAATAGTCCAGTTAGTAGTTGCCCTAGCTGCTTGCTAACTTTAAGTGTTGGTTTGGGCTCGCTGGACAACCGTGAAATGTACGCGACGTGTCGTCGTTGCAGTGAATTCCGATCAGTTGAATCCTCGACGCTTATTATGTGATTTTCATCCATCAATTGCAATGCGATTTTCTGTCCAAAAGTGCGCGACTTATCGATGACGATCTTCACTGGATCAGTTGGGATTTCAATCATCGTGTGGCCACCTTCTCGTATTCAAAATTTAGTTGTGCGAATTCACCATGGAGCACTAGTGCCCATTGATCGTGCATCCACGCGGCTTCTTCTGCCGATGTGAAAGTTCCGATGTAGTAGCCGATGCTGTTTACTCGGATATACGCTCGCCACGGACGTGTCTTCAATCGCGAATCAAAGTTGATGCCGATGTACTTCCACTTCGCGGATGGTGCCTTGCTTTTATTCCAGTTGTTTTGCTGCGTCGTTACAACTCGCAGATTCGATCTTCGATTGTCAGTCTTGACGTTGTTTTCATGATCGACGTATTCACCTGGTCTGAGCGCCCTTTTGAGAACTCGCGCCATTATGATCCGATGCATAATTCGCTGACCTGAGCCACCTCGTGCTGCGTACCCGCTGCGGTCCAGGTGCCAACTGTACTCACGCATATCGAGGTCTAGTGGATCAACTTTAACCCAGCTCTCGTTTGAGAGTCTTATTGCGTCCTCAGGTCCACTCATGTTCTATTGCTCTCCTTTTTCTACTAATCGCCCTGCCTTTAATATCAAATCTGTAGCCGTAAACACCTGGCGTATCACCTTGTCATCTGGCTTATCGCCGCGTAACCACCCTTGGATGTACGAACGGCTCTCCGGTGCGTCCATCTGGTCCAGAGCATTCAGCTCGTTCATTGCCAGGTACGCGGTCCCCTCAGCCTGAAATTCCATGACTCCACGGTGAGATTGGTACTCTTCCAAGCCTTCAGGTGTCGTGTGCTTGAGGACGCAGTGACCTAGTTCGTGGATCAATGTCTTAAACGGATACGCTGCGACCGGGTTGATGGCTACTTCACTGCCGCGTGACATTCCCTGGACGTTGCCGTTCATCGACTCAAACGCCACCTGTTGAATCCCTAGGGTGCCCATTGCGCGCTCTCTAGACCACTCAGGGGGCTCGTAGGGCGGTAGTTCGTCACCGTCTGTGTCAGCCAGCTCAAACACGCTGTTGACCCACTTGAAGCCTTTGACCTGGTTCTCGAGAACGCCGTCCTTGTTCGCCTCTTTGTAGATCAGCGGAACTTGGACAGCCATCGCCTTTGAACCCTTGCGGACTTGTCGTCCTAGTTCGGTCCACTTCTTGTACGGTGCTACTGGGCCTGTGGCGCCCTGCATAAACAGAGCGACTTGATTGCCCAGCGAGTACTGCCGAAAACGGCTATACGTTGCCCCAAGGGCACCAGGTAGTGTCAGCGCTGTATCTAGTAGCTCAGCCCACTCAAGTTCTTTCGGGTTGATCTTCTCGCGTGGCCGGCTGTTCTGGATGAGTTCACTCATACACCAGCCTTCTTGCGAGCAGTGTGGTTGTCTGCCAATTGAATGAGGCAGTCAATGTGATAGTGGGTCTTCTGCTTGCGCGGTTCGCGGTTGAATACCCATTTGGCTACAAGAATCTGCTTATCGCATAGATCACAGAAGTACCCGGCGACCTTCAATACTCTTGTTTCAGGTCGGACTCGGTATGTCACAACCAACCGCATCTTCCTGCTCGCCCAGAACATGGGTGTTGCGCTTGCTGACGTGGACAGAAGCCGAGCCTGTGTTTCAGTTTTCTATATAGGTCTTTCATTCATGAGGTCTCCGTTTAGTTGTAGCTCTTTAGTGGCATAACGACGCCGGTAACTTCCACGTCACTACTGTTTGAACGAATGACTACAGGTGTGGCCGTTCCTTCGAAGAGTTCGAGAGTGACACTATCGATACCTTTGAACGCCTTAAGTACGTTTGTAAGGAACTCAGGATTGAGCTTTACTGTCGCGATTGCAGTGTCACTTGGCGGAATAAGCTCTTTGTAATCAGGGAAGTTCCCGCTTACTTGGTGATCATTGAACACAGTGGTGTGCTCTAGGTCAGTGATGATCACACCTGACTTGGTGACGTTGGCGTAGGCGAGAACTGGTAAGAGCTTCTGTGGTTTCATCATCGGCTTCAACTTCGCAGCTGTGGCACCCGTGATGCGCACATTGTCAATGGACGGGCTTCCGTTGGTTTCGGGGTATTGATCGGCGTCCTCTGCGTGTTGGCGTACTTCGGTAAGGATGTAGCCGTCCGTTGACGCCGCAACTATTTCATCGCCGTCTCGTTTGATATCAATGACTGTCAGTAGCGGCCGAGTTTGGTCCTTGCTTACTGTGTGTAATGCGCGCAGGTGGTCTTTACTAATTAGCATTCATAGTTCTCCTGTTTAGTTGTTTGATGGGCCAGTCACGGTCCAAGCAGGGCGCGCGGTGTATAGCAATTAAGCCCGCGTGCCCTGCTTGAATCACGATGCAGGTACTAGCTGGCTCGCAGTCCAGCTAGTACCTGTGGATAACTACCAGTAGGTTACGTATTTGACAGTCCTGAACGTTGATGCGTTGCCAAGCCTTTTATGTAATGACTTGGCTTGAATGTCTAACGTTTCAGCTAATTGACAAAGTGCAATGTTGTGGTGTTATTTGGTTTGAAGATGCGACCTCTGTTGGAAGCGTCGGGGAATACATGTTGGGCGACTCGACGTTATTGCGACCTGTCGGCATTCACGATCCGGACTAGAAGCTGCGTTCCACGAACACGGCAAGTCAAACAATCGCCTTCAATGATGCGAACGCCTGGGGGAATCGACACGGAGTTGACCACAAGGCAGTTCGTGCAATAGACCGTTGCGTCGTATCGTTTCTTACCTTCGGCTGCTTTTGCGTCGAGTTGCGCCTGAAGAGCTATTGCCCGGCGTTCCTCAGCGGAGGCTCGCTCTGATTCGAGTTGAGCAAGCTTTTTGTAGTTGTTGCGGGGCTTCTTTGATGGTGTCTTCGTTTCGGTCATATGACCTCCTGTGTTTAAATAGTCGTATTGTCTTCCGAACCGCTGATCTCGTTGGGCATAGAATTTCTTGCAATGACGAGCAAGCTAATTGCGCTCGATCTACTACTCAATGCGAGACCCTCGGCAGCAGAGATTTCCGGGTCATTCGATTTTGCTAAGTCTTCTTCAGCGGCTTCGAGTAGCCCAATGTTGTTACTTGCTATCCGTGACATTTTTGACCTCCTGTGTCTTAATGGATGTATTCATGAGTGACCTGTACGACCTAAATGAGATCCTCTTCCTCGCTAAACGCGGGATGTCCGCCTCGTTCATCCGAGAAGAGCTATCGCTCAATGTCTCGCTACGGCAGATCCAGAGAATCGTTTCTAGTCGTCTTGGCCGGCGCCCGACTCGAGCTTCCATTCAGAAGCCCAACATCCTGAGGGAAAGAGTCGTCGCCTACATGGTGTCTCGTGGGCTCAACCCGAAGCTCTGTTCAAACTGTGGGCGGGCGAGCGTGAGACCGGGCTTCATACGAGCGGTCAATAATGACCTGTCACTTGATGCCCTGGTGTTCGTTGGAGCTGAGTGCACTGTGCCTGGTGATGTCTAGGCGCTTACCTTCTTGCGTCGTCGAGAGATGAATCCACCTTTGGCTGAAGCCTCTCGAAACTTCACTGGGTCTACTTCTTTGAGGTAGGCGAACCCACCTGTGTGCCCGTTGGCACCTCCGATTTTTCCAATCTTCTTATAGTGATCAGGGTCGTTAGCGAGGTTCTTGGCGGCTGCTTTCAGCCCACCCGCTTTATTACCTGCCACAGTTACTTCACCAACGCAAGTATGAACATAGCTATTAATCCGATGAGCAATAGAACGAGAGATATACGGTGCGAGTTCACGGCGTACTCGACGTTTCTAACTCGTTTGTGTAGCACGGTGATTCGACCGTTGATTGCTCCGTCTATCAGCTCAAGCTCTGTACGTGTAGGAGTAGCTTCAAGCTTCTCTAACTCGGCTGCAAGTCTGGTCTCTTCCTGATCTATATACTTCTCACGTACCGCCAAGTCATATGCTTTCATGCGGTCCTCACCTGTGAGCGGTGAGAGGCCAGCTGCTTTTGCTCGTGCATAACGTGCCTTGGTTGACTGTGAAACAGTAGGCGATGTCGCACGTTTGCTTCGTACTGGCTTAGGAGCTTTAACCCCGGCTAAGTAGTTTCCCCAGGTGCCCGCCATATTGATGGAGTTAACCGAAGAGGCACTAACCCCATACTCCTTAGAGATGTCCGCTTGGAGGCGGGTGGTATTTTTGAGTTCACGCTTGATTGCTAAGAACTTGATTCGTTTGATTTTTCGTGGTCGTCCCATATTGAGTTGTTCCTTGGGCTATAGCCCATTATTTATTTAGAAGGGCATGCCTGCGGGATAGCGCTCGGCGCACATCCGACAGAGGTTGATGCCCTTGATGCTCGTTACGTAGGTGGTGTCGAGGCAGTTCTTGCAAGTGCCTTCGCTGTAGCCATCTGCTACCAATTTGTCGTGCTTTTGTTCGGCTTCCATGATGTCGCCTTCGGCTTTCATGTCCTCTTCGAAGGGGTTGTCATCGTTGCTGCGGAAGGAAGAAAGGCTGTCGTCATTCATTAGAGAGTCCCTTCATCATTCGGTGCTTCAGCCGCTTCATTCTCTAGTTGGTCCATTACCAGGTCAGCTTCATCGAGTGTGTCGATAGTGCTGTGCTTGAGAACTCTCACGATGAATGCCTTCTTGCCGACTGCGGTTCCATAGCCTTGTACCTCAAGCTCATCGAATATCTTCTTCTTTGCTCGGGCTAGAACATCTTCTTTCGGCTCTTCGGGATCATTCGGTGCAGATTGCTCTGGAGGATTTGGTGCGCCCGCTGCCTTACCGTCATCATCCACTTCTGTGGCTATGCCCAACGCTGCACCTAAGGCGTAACGCTTGTAGTAGGTGAACTGTGAACCAGCATCCTGAGCGCTCTTACCATTGGTGTTGATGTCCAGTAGTGAAGCCTTATGCTCCCCTGAGTCATGCCACACGATCGTTTCAAGCTGTGTCCATCCATCTTTTCCGCCACTCAGCTCCTGTGTCACTGCGAGTCCGTTAGCCATCATTGGCTCCCGGATGGCTGTAAATATATCGGCAAGATCAGCAAACTTGTAGCTGTACTTACCAGCGTCGGCAGTCTTGTTCTTAGGGATGATCGGCACTACACCTTGGAACTTGACCAGGGCTGATGCTAGCTTCGCTAGGTTTGGTTTCTCTACGCTATTGTTGGCCATACGAATCCTTGTGCTGCTGCTTTAAGCATCTGCTTTACATGTTGACGTGGTGTGGTGAAGTCTCTGCGGTTAGCAATGTGAACTTGGTCATTGTCAGCCAAGCGACGTGCGACACGCGCTCTGGTGGCCTTAGACGGTGTGACTACTCCGTGACGACTTATCTTTACTGTTTGCATGGCGATTGTTCTCCTTAGTTAGTTGGATGACTCGTTGGTTGAGTCGGCGGCGTACCTCTGTGAAGTAGGCGCTTCGTTGTGTGGCTAGGTTGCTGTTGAGTGTTGCGAATCCAATTTTTCGCCCACACTCGTTTGATACCTCGACCGCGATTTCCTTGGCTGCTTGCAGATAAATGGGGTTCCATTTATCCGTCTTTGTTTCTAGGCGGGTGCCGTATTGCTTACTGGGAAATACCCAGTTGGTTGCATCGTTCATGTGTAAATCCTTCTATGGCGTTTCCTCCTTGATATTGATGCTTTTGTAGCCGGTCAACTGCTGTCACGCTTTATATATTGAATGCGTCGCGTTTACCTGTGACGTATTATGAGCCATTGCTAGCAATAGTCAATACTTTTATTTGTGAATAGTTGCTACTACCTGTGGACAACTTCAACGCTTATCTGGGGGCTACTTTCTTGGTGTTCTTCTGGCTGTCCCTCTGATGTCATTTTCGCGGTACGCCGAAACGCCACCAGGACAGGGGAAAACCGCTGATTGACATGCGTACTACGTTCCCGCATAGTCACATATATGCTGACCCTCGATCGTGACCGCCAAATCATCCTCTCCGTGGACCGCTTCGGCCAGCTCGCAACGGCCCACATTGCCCAGCTCCATTTCGCCGACCTCACCCCGAAGCCAATGCAACGTGCTTTAACCCGCCTGGTTGAACGTAAGTACCTGGCACGTATTGAACGGCGCATGGTGGGTGGTACGGGTGCGGGGAGTGGGCAATACGTCTATCAACTGGGTTCGGCGGGGTGGAAGCTTGTCGGTCGTGTTGGGAAGTACTGGCCGTTTAGGACGGTGAACTATCACACGCTAGCTATTGCCGATTCATATATGGAACTACTAGCCCTAGAGCGTGAGAAGCGCATTGAGATTCTTGGGTTCACTACGGAGCCAGATACGTGGCTAGATATTGCGGGTGCTGACTTACGCCCTGACATGTTTATAGAAGTTCGCCAGGTATTTGAGAAGAAGAGTCTGAGCCTGTGGGTTGAGATTGACATGGGTACGGAACGGCAGAAAGCCTTGAAAGATAAGTTAGCGAGATACTGGCACGCATATCAACATGCGGATGCCGACAAGCTTCCAGTGTTCCCCCTGGTTCTATTCCTTGCCCCAGACCTCAAGAGAGCGCGTGAGATACGTTGGTTGATTGATAACGGGCCAAAGGAGGGGCAGCCATTATTCTTGGTTTCTACGGTGTCTGAGTACGCAGGGCTTATCTTTAGTTGATGTATATTTCGCAACGAAATAGTGTTGCCTATTTACGACCAAAGGCGCATAATAGTAACAGTTCGAAAGAGCATATAACTAAACAGGAACAACGCCATGAATACAGTCCCACTAAACGGTGCAGACGCTCACGTAGTAGCAAAACTAATTGGGGGCACACTTATACTCTGGAAAATCACAGACGACGAAGCGATGATTTCCGGCGGTGACTTATTCCTGCTTGAGGTAGTAGCGTAATGAACGACTATCGTACTCGCCGTCTAGCCCGTGCAGGCCGCCTCAGGGAATGGGCAGATAAACGTGCGCAAAAAGCGGAAGCCTCTTACAAAGCGTCGAACGCACTAACAGAGGGTATGCCACTAGGCCAACCGATTCTTATAGGGCATCATTCCGAGGGCGCTCATCGACGTCGCATAGCACGCGTTGATTCTCACATGAGTTCTGTCGTAGAGAACTCAAACAAAGCCGAAGAGATGCGCCAGAAGGCGGACAACATTGAAGCCGCCGATGCACGTGCAATCTTCTCAGATGATGAAGATGCTATTGCGCGCTTAGATGAACGCATCTCTGAAGCCACTGCTAAGAGAGTTGTAATGACGGCATTCAACAAGACAGCTCGCAAGGGAACGCCCGATTATGATTTGCTCACTGATGAACTGACCAATTCTTACGTTGACTACTACGTGTATAGCAGTATCAAGAAAGGTGAGCCCTTCCCTTCGTTTGCAATGAGCAACCTGGGTGCGAATACACGCCGCCTACAAAAACGGCTGGATGGCCTCAAGCGTGAGCAAAGTGCAAAAAATGCGCATTGCTTAACAGGCGCGCAGTCATGAGCGCTCTACAAAAATGCTCCAACTGTAGTTTCGTGTTTTCTGAGGGCTACTGCTACTGGTCCAACTGGGCTGTAGCTCTAGAGGTCGCAGCATGAGCCTCATCCCAGTCGAGAACCTAGACATGGGTGCGGGGCATGGAATAAGTGCGAGCTTCCTTCGTGAGATAAACCGGGTGTACGACAACATGCCTGAAGCTGAGCAGAACGACTTGGCTAAACGATTCAATACTTACGCGTTAGCACGCCGCAGGCTCCCTGGTGCAGTGGATCTGCTGTCTTCTGGTCGGTTCGCTTTTGATGCTGCCACCCGTCTGATTCCATACGACTACGCTGAGACCCACCTAACTGGATACATCGCAGAGTTGCGAACGGTAGCAGCCGACTTTGAAAAGTACGCTCGAGATTTGACCAGGGTTTTTGGGTGATAATAAGCACACCGTGGGGACCGACTCAAACAAAAACGGGGGAGATACTCGACCTCTCCCGTTTATCTCGTCCACCTAGGCGCACCAGGCACAACCGCCCAGTACGGCAGTACTACCCAAGTAGCCGGCCTCAGCCCCTAAATGACCTGGTTATCTGTCTTAGCGGTTGCTTCGTTGTCGCGGGCGCGCTTCTTCTCTTCTCGTAGGAGAGCAGCCTTACGCATATATTGACCAAGTTGGATGCCATAGTCTGGTGTCCATTTTTTGGTGTCGCTCTTACGGTCGTAATCTATAGCGCTCTGAGGGCGTGGTCCTTCTGGTGGGACTGTATGCCATTTACCTGTCAGGCCGAGGAGGTCATTACTGTGTTTGTTTTGCCCATTCATATCTGGGCAGTATTGTGCGGTAAGCCAAGCGGTTTGGCAATAGTGACTTATACCCCCGACCATGTTGCGGACGTGCGCAATATGGTTATCCACAGAAAGACCTAGATTGTCCACATACAGCATTCAATCGTCATTGACTATATGACGGAAATCTGACATAGTGATGGACAGCAAACATCTTAGTCGGTGCTTGCTCCTGAAGAACCTATAGGGGGTTGACTTCTAACACTAAAGCCTCATAATAAATGATGACTAAGATGTTTAGAGCGCTCCCTAACCGGGGCGCTCTTCTTGTATCTGTCTAGGGACGGTTTCCTACACCGACTTGGGGACGTAAAACAGCCAAGTAAATAAAGGGAACATGGCTATCCGTATGGCTTGTAATACGGAAGGTGCGTCAATAATGACCAGCACATTAACAATTCAGTTGTAGTTATAGATGGCAGTGAGCCGTGACCTATCTCGAGTGGGGTAAGTAAATACTAGTTGGGGCGTGCAAAGCGTCACACGGCTCTCTACTGTCTATAACAATTGAAGGTAACTGACCGGGCGCATTTGCTGGCGTTGCAACGTCTGACAATTCTTATGGTGAAATGAACTGATGCATCAGTTCTGGAGTCCATAGCGCTCGGCCACATACCTTCAATACCCATTTCTAATTACCTCGAATTCGATGGAATTAGCTTCAGGGGAATACACAACAGCAAGGAACATCAATGTCATTCCAATTTACACGAATCGGTGGGAATTAGAATTGAACACCTCGCACATGTCAGAGTCCCCCTGAGCGGTTACGTTCAAAAAAGGGGGACCACTTAGGGTTGGTTCCGCGGCGAAACCTCTGCGACCCAGCCCGACAAAAAGAAGACTGTGAAGCTAAATGCAAGGATGATGGCCGCAAGTCCAACACCAAAGACGATTTCCCGTACCTTGGGTGGAAGCCCAGATGTGAGTCGAGCAAACAGAACAACCGCACCTAGGAATGCCGCCAGTAAGAAACAGAGCCCTGATATCCACAGAGCGCTCAGTCCGATACTTAGAAGAACATCCGGTTGGCTAATCCAACCAAGGGCCGCCGCAATCCCAAGACCGACCAGGGCGATGACGCCCGCAGCGATTGATGCTGAGATGGTGCGCGTCGTTACGTCCTTCCAGAATGACTCATCAAAGCGCCAGGTCTTGGTCCAGCCCATGTACTGAACTATCCATATCGATTGCTTGGTCTTAACTGGTTCTGGGCTTTTTACGTTGGTCACCGGACAAGAGTAGTGGCCTACTTGACACCAAGAACGCGGAAGCTCACATTGGGCGCATGGAATTGCCAGTCACAATTTGGAAATCCTGGGTCGGATATTTCTGGATACTTCTCGTAGGTCTGACAGTGGCAGCAATACCTTGGGCCGGGATATTCACACTCGGTTACTCTGGTGACCTGGATGAGACTTCGTTCTGGATGTTAGTAATCACAAGCATCCTCGTACTCGTCGTAATGGTGGAACGCCTCTATGTCTACAACCTGAGCTACATCACGCTCACAAAGGATGGGATCAAGGCCGAGAACTGGTCCTCACTGTTTCATCAAGTAGATGCCGAAACTGAATGGCTAAGGGTCCAGGACGTTGCTATACATACGAACAATCTATTCTCCCTGCTCTTTAGCTTCGGAACAGTCACCATTCAAACAGCAGGCACCGGGCAAGAGATGCGCATGACTATGGTGCCGAATGTCGAAGCACTAAGAGATGTCATTTCACAGCTTGCAGACCAGGCGACAGGTGAAGACTCTGTGGAGTTATCCACAACTAACGCATAAGAATAGTGTTGACTATTTCAACCTATAAGCGCATATTTCCTCCAGTGTTACGACACAGCAATTAAACAACTCGAAACTGCGCATGGAAGTTAGTGGTTAATCCACCCACACCACCTACTAGCTTCCTTGTGCGAATTTGAGTTCATAACTAAATACAGGAGAAACGCCATGCGAATCAAAGCAAACCGAACCATCAAACCTAAAGCCATTGTCATAGTAGGAGTTGTCCTCTTACTGTTGGCCGGCTACCTCGCATTCATGGCGTGGACATTCAAGACCACTTCAGACGAGACGCGTACTCAATCCACTAGCCGCCAATCAAGTGTCAGCCAGGCAGTCTCACCATCCGAACCTGTAATCGAAGAGGCAACCACGGTTGAACTAGAAACGCCTGTCGTAACTGAACAACCAGCTCCATCACCAACAGCCAGGACAGCACCAGCCGAAACGATTCCAACTCCTGCTGCTACTCAACACTCCGTTGCAATGAGCGCAGCAGGTATCGCAGAGTCCGACCACGAGATAGCCGAGAGCATCGTGTTCATCGGCTCCGACTGGAACCTCTTCTACTGTGTCGCGGGACAGCTCGCCATGACCGCGACAGAGCCATCTGCTCGCCTCGGGGTAGTAAACCGCTACGTCATCAACAACTACGGCACTTGGTCCGCTGCACAAGCTCAAGCAGCTAAGGGGCAGTGGTAGTGAGTGAGTACCTACCAGTACCCGACCAAGAGCCAGCTGACGTCACCAAGCTCTCTGAAGACCAGCTACTCGACATAACAGCTGACATTGAAACTGCGCTCACTCCACTAGGTGAACAAGCCTTTGAGGAATACATGCGGCGCCAGGGCAAGAAGATCAACCAGGCCATTGAGGGCTCGCTATGAGTATGACTGATGAAGAAATCCGAATGGATTACCTGGTTGGCGTGGGCTTCCCGATTAAAGATGCCCGTCGGTACATTGTGGAACATTCAGACGGCGACTTGATGGTGGGGGAGGCGTTTGCAATCTTGGGCCAGCGATCGAAGGAATTTAATGAACCACTGTATAAAGGCCTAACTCCATTCAGGAAGTTCGTCTACAACCTACGCATGAGGTTCCACTTCTAATGGACTTCTCCTGCATCGTCTGCGAAACCGTATTCAAGCGCTACAGCACCATTCAAACGCGCTGTAGAGAGTGCGCGGCCATAAAGCTGCAAGGTAAGGCCCCGAAGCCTCGAACGCCCCTCAAGCGCAGCCAAAAGCCCGTCAAACAAAGAGGCAAGGCAGCCAAGCAATGGGACATCTTCCGCGACAAGGTAGCTCGCCCATATCTCGACAATAAGTACGGGATGCAATGCACCGACTGTGGTGTCTACCCACCGAAGAAGGAAGACGGCACTTACTACCGGCATGACGTCGACCACGTAATAGGTAAGGGCTCACACCCAGAGCTCAAGTTCGATGTAACTAACCTCGCTTACCGTTGTAGAAATTGCCACATTCAAAAAACTGGTGTTCCTCAGTGGACTCCGAGGGTGTCGGCATGATGGATAACGAACTATTTGGGCTATGTAAGGAAGTCTATGGAGCAACTGAATGGGGCTTGCATATAGCCGACCAACAACTGGCTTCATACGAAAAGTACATTTGGTTCTATCGTGATGACGGTTTAATTACAGACGAGCCAATTTATAACACAAGTTTCCAGAACCCAACGCCTCTTTACACCTCCGACTACCTACTAGAGAAGTTACCAAAAGAGCGAGGCGATGAAGAGCGTACGTATCTGACTTTAGACATCAACCCATTTGGAGATTGGTCTGCATACTATTCAGACGGTCAAGGTGGAAGCTCTATTTATATCGGCATTCACAACACCGCACTCAAAGCCCTCCTAAAGCTCACGCTAGCGTTGCATGCAGCGGGCGAACTCAAGTAGTGCTTGCGCCATCGAACACTGACTGGTACGTGCTCTACGAAGGCGACGACCCACTGGGAGTAGGGACACCCGAAGAGTTGGAAGCATCTTTCGGTATTCCAGCTCACATGATTGTCTATTACTCGTATCCATCAGCTCAGGCACGGGCAATGAAAAACGGTGCGATCAAACGGCTCATCTCTGTGCGAGTGAAGCAGAGCGAGCTACATGTACAGCCGAAGTGATTTGAGCGCCTGGTTTGTAGAGCAGCCGGCTGCGTCTTCTGGTTCATCTACATCAATAACTATTTAGGTGCAATTTAAAACCCCTCGAACGGGGTTAGCATTGCACACCCTTAGAGTGCCATCCCCCGGTAGCTTTAACGCGTGCCTCCTAAAACGCGTATTCCCGCCCTTCCAAGCTTCGTGAACCGGAAGCTCTATAAGACCGGTCAAACTCGCGGCGCTGACATGAAACAGATCTATCAGAATCGCGTTAGTCGAAACAGCACCGTCCTGATCCCGTTTTCAGATTGGGAAGAATGCAGGGAGCCAGCGCCCGGTGAGAAGTATGAAAATGGTTTCATCGTTCTTCTTCAACCGTCCTGGTATTTCGAAACGCAAGATGCTGACGGTGTCCTTGCAAAGGAAGGACTCGAGCTAGGAGTGAACGCACTGCTTTACTATCAGCGGCGTTCGGACTGGAACCACTACACCAATTACGGGACCGGACCGTTGCCCAACGGGAAGCTATTTCGTCCTGCCAACGCGCGACAAGGCGACCTCGACGGTATCTACGTCGCCCGTATCCATGGGACCACGGCTACTGAAGGTGTCGCGCAACTCGTGCACGGCTTCAACGAGACTTCCAGTCGCGGCGCTGGCATCAGGGTCTATGAATATGCTTCGAACGAGAACCTCGAACATACTCGCCTTCAGCTCGAAGCGCTTCTTTGGCTCTGTGAAGACGCGGTAGACGCACTAACGGATGCTGGTATGGACCGTAAGGACGCGGAAGCACGCCGAATCCTTCAGTTGAGTAATGCGGATGCCGCCGGGTTGTTAGACCTAGACCGTTTAGAGAAGATCCGCATGATTGATGGTGAGCACAGGACTGTTTGTCCCTTGTGTCTTATTCGCATCCCTGCGGCGGACTATCTGAAGCTTACAGTCCAAGCTGAAGGCCGTGAAGTCGAAGATCTTACGACCACCGAAGTCAGCCTCTTTCATATTCAAGAACTACGTGTCGGAAAGCTTGAGCACCGCCCCTACAACCTTGGCTGGGGTCATCACTTCTGCAATGTGGTCGTTAAGGATGCCGGTCTCATACCAACCCTTCAGTGGATGAAAGGCGTTCTCGACAACAACGGCGATAGCTGGGAGGCTATCGCGGAGGTTGCCGAGTCAATCGAAGAGGGCGTTGGAGACTAGTTCGAATGATCTTTGAGGCGCTTGTTTTACTGAACGCCGAGGGATGGCTTCTTCCGCGAGTGGTTCGACCTGTGCCAGGTCGCGAGTAATACGTTCTGCCCAGTCTTCTTCTATGTCCATACAGACGGCGAGACGCTCGAGTTCTAGAGCAGCTACACCAGTCGAACCCGAACCGGCAAAGCAGTCGAGCACGACGTCGCCGGGGTAGCTTGACGCGGTGATGATGTGCCGCAGCATGTCGATCGGCTTCTCCGCTGGGTGCTTCCCCTTATAAGGACGCACGCTCATGAAATTCCACACGTCTGTGAACTCAACGCCCCCATGGACGTTCATGGGCCGAATGATGTCCTCGTAGGGAAGCATCGCTTCAACTCCACGGCTCTCAAGTGCGGCAACTATCAGTGCATACTGCGCCCGACTCGGAATGTTGCGCCCCGCTTCCCAATTCGCAACGGCACCACCATGATTCACTTTTCCGTACGCGCCAGTTATCTCAGTTAGCTCTTTGCCAGAGATTCGAGCTGCTTTCCGGCACTGAGTTAGATACTCACCCATCAATGACTTACGGTTTGCGTTGATGTCGCCGTATGAGCCATGTTCGAACACCAAAATGCGCTCGGAATGCGGGTACCAGGTGCGTAACTGCTCCTTGTTCATCTTCCCCTTCCATCCGTCGTAGCCCGGAAGGTTTGGCTTCGTCCACGTAACGTGATTTATCGGACGCACATACTTCGACATCATCACTTCAAGTCGTGCGGACATCTCAGCTGAGCAGAAAACGTACAGCGTCCCGCTCGGGCGCAAGATTCGCTTCCACTCAACGGCGAACTGCTCCATCCAGTCGAGGAAGTGCTCGTCCTCTTGGAATGCCTTGTCGCCGTAAATGTTCCCCTTTTTGGTGGAATGATACGGGGGATCAGTCAGAATTAATGAGACGGATGCGTCGGGGAGCCGCTTCAGCAATTCAAGGGAGTCGCCGAGCGCCACTGTCGAATGCGGGGTAGATCCGGTGACGTGCTCAGCCAGTGAGAGGGTGATCGCTTCAAAATCGCGAAGTCGAGATGTGGAGTATGACACCGGATAATCCTACCGATGCTCACCTGTCACGCCGCGTAAAATCTCTCTGACGCATCATCAACACCACCAAACCGTGGACGCGAAGTAGCGCCGCAGGCCGGACGCAATTTTTCTAAGTGACGTGCGCTCGGTTCTCGCTCGGCGCTAGGCTCGCGCCATGGATTTCGGAAGCGTCGCAGATTGGCTAGCCGCCGTGGGCACGGTCGGGACGCTGTTATTGGGGCTCATTATTCTTGATCACGATCATCAACGTCAGCGCCGTCAGGAAGCGGACCAAGTATTGACATGGTTTGAGGGCGGTCACCGGGTGTTCACCGGAAGCATCTTCGATCGTGAATGGACCAGGCAGCGCTTCCTCAAGCGACGTAGCCACAACTTTTCTGAGGTGGTTTCTAAACGGGTGCTGCATATTCACAACACGGGACCCAACCCAATCCGGATGCTTTATGTTTACAGGCAGGACCCGAGAGAAGGCTGGGTTGCGGTGGCGGTTATCCACCGGAATTACTTCGCGGGGCGTGGTCACGATCAGCAGGCGGCAATATGGCTGCCAACCTACGCCATGCCGACGCGCATCGGCTTCATAGATTCCAGGGGGCAGAAGTGGGTGCGTGACGTCGGTACCGGTAAATACCTTTCTAAAAGGCAGACAAAAAGATTCTCGCCTCCCTACGATTTTGAGTACGAGGAAAAATGGAGCGGACTAAGAGGGCTCTTCACAAAACTGCGCCAGTGTGTATAAATAGACGCACATAATGTTGAAACCTGAAACACCAGTAATAGAAGATGATACAGCTCCCGTAGGACGACCGCTTCTATTCAAGAGTGCCGCCGAACTGCAAGAAGCTGTTGATAGCTACTTCGAGGACTGCGATCCTCACATCGAAAACCAGATGGGCCCGACTGGTACTTCGCTGAAGGGCGAGACCACTTTTGGTATGCGCAAGGTCATGACCGGGCAAAAGCCTTACTTGCTTTCCGGCCTGGCGCTTCACCTAAATGTTGACCGAAAAACCTTGCTCAATTATGCGAATAAAGCTGAATTTTTCCCCACGGTGCAGCAAGCTAAGGCCCGCTGTGAGGCCTACGCCGAGGGGCAGCTTTATACTGGTGCGTCTAGTGGCGCGCGCTTCAGTCTCACTAACAACTTTGATGAGTGGGTAGAACGATCGTCTATCGATCACACCACTAAAGACCAACCGATCGCGTTGGTGGAGTTTATCGGTGGCGTCACAACTCCCGACGGTAAAGATCAAGTTTCTTGACGAGTTCAAGGAGCTGTTCAATGAGTCCTGGCGAAACATCGTCTTCTACGGTGGGCGTGGTTCAGGTAAGTCAAAGCACGTAGGTCTCGCCCTCATACTTCGCGGCCGGCAGAAGCGCCTACGCATCCTCTGTACGCGTGAAATTCAAAACACCATCAGCGACTCAGTTCACAAGCTGCTGCGCGACATCATCGAGGAGAACGGCTTCATCGACTATGAGGTGACGGACAAGATCATCCGCAATAAGGTGACCGGCACCGAGTTCTTATTTGCTGGACTCAGGCACAACGTCAACGAGATCAAGTCGATGGAAGGTATCGACATCGCATGGGTGGAGGAAGCTCAGAGCATCAGTGAGGCCAGTCTTAAAGTGTTGGCTCCGACTATCCGTAAAGAGGGCAGCCAGCTAATATTCACGTTCAACCGATTCGCCGAGCTCGACCCTGTCTATGTCCGGTACGTGATGAAGAAACCAGCTCACACCTACAGCGCCCAGGTGAACTATGACGTTCTGGACCGCGCAGGGCTCTTCCCTGAGACACTGCGCATGGAGATGGAAGAAGATCGCAAGGATCCTGGTCTGTTCGCCCACGTGTGGCTAGGTGAGCCGGTAGACCAGGCAGACAACTCCATCATCAGCCGCCGCGCTGCACTCGATGCAATGAACCGGGTAGTAGATGACGAAGGTGCTATCCAAGTGGGTGTGGACGTTGCTCGCATGGGTGACGACCGGACAGTGTTCAAGAAGCGTAAGGGCCTCAAGCTGGTGGACAGCGCTTCATATACGCATCTACGGACCACTGAGGTGTGTGACAAGCTCGAACTCTTCGTGGCCCACGACAAGAACGTGCTCATCAAGATTGACGACACGGGCGTTGGTGGGGGAGTGACCGACGAACTGATTCTCCGCGGCTACTGGGTGATGCCGATTAACTTCGGTTCTATGTCATCAGAACCCGACAAGTACCCCAACCTCATCAGTGAGATGTGGTTTTATCTGGCCTCTATTATGCCGACAATAGATCTTCCAATGAATGACGGCTTACTAGGTGAACTTACGAGTCGCCTCTGGAAAATGGACACTAAGGGTCGTAGGGCAATTGAGAGCAAGCAGGACTATAAGAAGCGTGGCAATAGGTCACCCGATGAAGCTGATGCATTGATACTCGCCTTCTATGAAGCCAACATTGCAGTTGATGAAGTGACAGAAGACGATTACGACGATTTGGAATTTGAAGGATTGCTAGACCGCGACTTTTAGGTTATTTTGAAAGGAGATATGGCGTCTATTGAAGTAAAAGTAATCACCTCTAAAGAGTCCGGTAAATCCGGAACTACAATCAGCTCCGGTCAGATTACCGGTGAAGAGTACAACTTCAACCTAAGAGACGACCAAGCAATGAAGACCTACAACGAGATGCGCAGCAATGATGCAACTGTTGAGGCTTCTCTCGCAATCGTCAAGACACCTGTACTGGCCGCTGACTTTACAGTTGACCCGGCCAGTGATGAAGATGCTGACAAAGAAGTAGCTGACTTCGTTTACGACTGCCTTCGCCACATTATTGATTGGGACCAGTTCATTGGAGAGTGCCTGACCTACCTAGAGTTCGGCTTCTCACTGTTTGAGGCCGACTATAAACCACGAGTAGTGAACGGAAAGCTGCGTATCGCACTCGTGAAGCTGGCGTACCGCAAGCAGACAACCATCAAGGCGTGGGAGACAGCGGACGGCAAGCCAGGTGTTACACAGCACGTTGGCGCCGACCGTTTCAGCATCTCTCAAGTGAAGTTGGTCCGGTTCACCAACCGTCAAGAAGGCGACAACTATGTCGGGCGCTCTATCCTTCGGCCGGCTTACAAGCACTGGTACATGAAGGACAAGCTCTACAAGATCGATGCAGTAGGTCACGAGCGACAAGCTCTCGGCGTCCTGGACATCACCGTGCCTAAAGGTGCAACTGATTTAGACAAGCAGCGTATCCGGGCGGCTGCAAGGGCTCTACGCGCGTCTGAGAACTCATTTATCGAGCACCCAGAGAACTGGATCATCCAATTCCTCGACATGAAGGCAAAGAGCATGAAGGACACCGAACCTTCTATTAATCACCACGACCGTCAAATCATGAAGAACGTTCTGGCTGCATTTATGGAGATCGGCGCAGCAGGTTCAAGTGGTACACGTTCTACATCAGAGGACCAAAGCACCATTCTTGAGAAGGCTGTCGAGAACATCGCTAAATACATCGTCAACGTGCTTCAAAACACTGTGGTCCGTAACCTGGTTGACCTGAACTTCACAGACCGGGACTACCCGACTCTCCGTGTCAGCAAGACGAGTGATGACAACGTACCGGTGCTGAGTGAAGCCGTAGCTAAGTACACAGCTGCAGGAGTCCTCCACGCCCGACCTACTGATGAGAACACAGTCCGCAAGCAACTCGGCTGGGCTCAAGTCCCTGTGGATGATCTTGAAGAGGATTACAAGAAGCCCGAGCTGAAGCCTGTGGAAAAGGTTGATGCAAACCTCACCGCATCAATCAGGGAACTAAAAGCGCTCCGTGCGAGCGTAGAAAAAGCTCTTTATGCCCAACCGCCGGCAGCTGCTTGATGCGCATACGCACCTAAACGCGGCCATCCTCGAGAGTGAACCTTGGGAGGCTAGCTATAAGGCGTCTCCTTCTACGTTCAAGCGATTAGTACATGAAGAGGCTGCATTACAGGCCAGTGCCAACGAGTACCTTCTAGGGCTTGCCGAGCGCATTCCTAAGCTCATCAACTGGAACGACCCGAAGCTGATGCAGTTGAGAGCCGACACCACACTTCCAATGAGCGACGAGGTTTGGAAGGCCGAAGCGGCGCTGCTTATGGCCTCAGTCCTGGCAAACATCACTGAGCTCCAAGTAATCGGAGCAAACGCCGGAGAGATCATCTACAGCATCCCTATGGGCTTCTCAACGCTGAATGAAGCCATCCTTGTTGCAGCTGAGACACAGACGGCCCAGATGGTCAGCCAAGTCAATGAGAGCACCAGGCGATACATCCAGCAGTCGATTAAAACGAGCATCGAACTAGGGGAAGACGGTGCAGCAATGAAGGCTCGAATTATGAAGCGGATTTCTAATCCAGTACGTGCCGAAATGATTGCTCAAACGGAAGCCGTTACTGCTTACCAGTCAGGCATTGAACTCTTCGCAGTTGAGACCGGGGCTGAGAGCAGCACGTGGGACTGCCTCTTGGGCGCTTGCACACTCTGTAAGCCGCTGGACGGCGTCACTAAGCCAATAGGTGAGTATTTCATCCTAGGTAACGGCGACGAGAGACGGATGCCCCCTGGACACGTTAGGTGCCGTTGCGGACGCATCATCAATTACCCAAAGTAACCAAGTAAAGAAGCGCCACTGCGAGTAGGCGCTTCTTTGATGTTTGTTTAGGAGGTTTGGAGTGAGAGAGAGGTGCGAGTTCGAATTGTTTCGAACCTGTGCTTAATGTAAACCAATTCCTATTGACAAGGAATAGCGAACACCGCATATTCAGGGAAGATGAAGACCACTAAGACCCAGAAAGCCGTTTTACTAGCACACGCTCTAAAGGCTGATGCGACTGGTAAATATCCAACAGAGATTGAGATTGCTCAAGTTGGGTCTTGGCGAACACCTTGGCACGGCAACTTTGAACTTACAGTAAATGACTTCAATGAGGCTGTAACTCACTTTGATGCGGGTATCTACCGTGTAAACGGTACTGAACCGCTTCCTGGCACTCTTGACCACTTAGGTGGTGACACTCCTGCTGCATTCCGAATCAACAGTGTCTACGTCGTGGACAACAAGTTCATGGCATCCGTTACCTGGACTGCACTAGGCAAAGAAAAACTCGACCGTGATGAGTACCGGTACATCTCGTTTGAGTTCAATACTCGGGCTCAACCTTTCGTGAACCCTGAGAACGAAGACGAAGTACTGGTCAATGTTCTGACCGGCGCGACATTAACCAATGACCCACTATTCAAGAAGCTGAAGCCAGTAATGGCATCGGCCCGGAGTGGTTCAAATAAAGATGAAGGAGAAGATATGGATTTGAAGACAATCCGCGCAAAGAAACTGGAAGATCTCTCTGCTGAAGAGAAAGCATTCCTCGAAGAGAACAAAGCTGAACTGACTGCCGAAGAGCTAACTGCTTTTGGACTCGAAGTTGAAGCTGTCGAAACAGACGAAGCGAAGACCGCTCGTGAAGCCAAAGAAGCTCAAGATGCAATCGACGCTCAGAAGGTCATCGATGACCAGGCTGCTGCTGATGCACAGGCCGCTGACGAAGCGACAAAGCTCGAAGCTTCTACAAAAGGTATGAGCAAAGACCAGAAAGCAATGTTCACCAAGCTCCAAGCATCTGTATCAGCCCTAGAAGCTGACGCGAAGGCTGGACGTGAAGCACAGCAAGAACTTCTGAAGACTCGCCTCACCTCATCAGTGAAGGCACAAGTAGAACGCGGCGCAATCAAGAGCGACCAGCTCGAACACGGCGTTGAACTACTGATGGCATCTACGGAAGCCAACCGCACAAAGCTCACATCATTCCTAGAAGCGCTTCCTAGCAACCCACTGATGGCCTCAGCTGAGGGATCAGGCAAGGAAGAAGATGAAGAAGTCGAACTGACCAAGGAAGAAATCGAGCAAGCTGAACAGTTTGGCAACGACCTTGAAACAGTGAAGGCGTACAAGAAAGAACAACTTAAAGCAGCAGCTAAGAAATAGAAGGAGATCAGAATGGCAAACCTAACAGCATCACGACCAGATCAACAAAAAGACGGCATCTTACTCGATGTCGACCTTGCACCAGCAACGAAGGTGTTCTCAGGAAGCATTGTAAGTACCAACGCAGCAGGCTTCGCTAAAAAGGGCGCTGACGTCGCAGGCGAAAAATTCGCTGGTGTAGCGATGGAGACTGCGGACAGCAACATCGCAGCACAGTCATACGTACGCGTATGGAGAGAAGGAAGCTTCTCATTCCCGATCGTCGGAGCAACACAAGCAGCAGTGGGCAAGCCGGTATACGCCGTAGACGACAACGTAGTTGGTCTGACCACTACTAACCTCGTCCTCGTTGGCACCGTGGTGAAGTTCGTATCAGCAACCGAAGTGCGCGTAAAAATCTAAGGTCTGTAGAAAGGAACTTAACTAGATGACAGTAATTACAAAAGAACTCCTAGGAGCACTAAACACAAACATCAACGTGACATGGCAGGAACGTTTCAAGAACGCAACTGATGCCGACGCTTGGAAAGAAATCGCTATGCCAGTCAATAGCAAGAACCTCAGCGAGCAATACGCGTGGTTAGGTTCAATCCCAGGCCTTCGTGAGTTCAAGTCTGAACGTATCCCTGGCACATTGAGCAAGTTCAACTACGAGATTACGAACAAGAAATGGGAATCAACTCTTGACGTAGACCGCGATGCAATCGAAGACGACCGTACTGGTCAAATCATGATGGCTGTAAACGCTCTAGCTACTAAAGCTGGCAAGCACTACACATCATTGATCACTAAAGCCTTCGACCTAGGTTGGACAACTCCTGTATTCGATGGACAGAACTTCATTGATGCTGCTCACGCCACTGGTGGCAACAACCTGGGAACAGCTAAAGACATCACACCAACCAACATCGACGCAATGGAAGTATTGCTAGCTGGCCAAGTCGATGATGCTGGTGACCCACTTGGTTACAGCGGAACTCACTTGATTGTTGGTCCTGCATTGAAGTCAGCTGCGAACACATTCGTAAACTCAGCAATCATCAACGTTGGCGGAATCGCAGTAAGCAACCCTTACTTCGAAGCTTACAAAGTTGTTGTTTTGAAGAACCTCGACAAGACAAGCAAGAAATGGGCAATTGCAGACCTCTCACAAGGCCTCCTACCATTCGTACTTCAAATCCGTGTAGCTATCACTCTTCTCGCGAAGACTGACCTCAACAGCGACCGTGCGTTCGATAAGGACGTATTCACATGGGGTACTCGTGCTCGTCACAACGCCGGTTACGGCAACCACCAACTAATCGTCGGCGCAATCGCTAACTAGGAGGACTGAGAATGTCAGAAGTAACCTACAAAGTAACTCTTCCGTTCAACTTCCTAGCTGAGAGCCGAACTCGTGAGGGCGTTATCGTCCCTCGCGACGGTGGCTATGAAGGTCCATTGACTGATGAGCAGTACAAAGCCATCAGCAATGACCCAATCTTCACACTAGAAGGTGAAGCGCCGGCTGTTGAACGAACACTCACGATAAAGGAGAAGATTGCAGCTGCTGAAGCTGAAGGCCTAATCCTCGACGTGACTGGGTTGAAGACTCACAAAGACATCGACGCTGCTATCGAAGCAGCTCGTACACCAGTAGAGGTTGTGGAACCACCTGTTGAAGAAGTCCAAACTGAGACTCCAACTGAACCACCTGTTGAAACTGAATAACGTCAGTCAACTAGAAGGACTAGAGAGCACTCCACTACGGGGTGCTCTTTGCTTGCCTTAGCTGATTCCGAAGTGCTTTCGAACAGTCGACTCCAGTGCATCCAAAGACTTGGTTAGCCTCGTTGAGTCTTCATGCATCTGTTCCACGTTAGTAGCCATGAGCAAGAGAAAGCTATTGTCTCGAACCTCATTGACTTGGGCTCGTACCTCAGCGGTCGTCACGAGGCGCATCGATACTAGTTCGCTGGAAAGCGATTCGTATGTCGCCAGCAACTTGCTCAGCGTGGTTTCACTAATCGGCGACGACAGGGGCTCGCCTGGTTTTATCTCCACCGCCCTTCTGTGATCTCCGGAGTCTTGGATGAACTGGATTGTTAAGAGGATGACTCGTGAAGTGTGGTCGAGAACGTTCTGATCCCAGCGTCGTAGCTGTTCTCGCTTTGCCTTCTTTGTGTCCTGAAGACTGTTGGATACGTACCCCAGAACAGCACCTATGACGAGGAAGCTACCCGCAATGATCGGGACACCCCACCACGGCGCTGGCATAACAGCTACAGCTGCTTGGAGGAGGGGGGACAGACTGAGAATCGGGGTCACACCGCACTGTAGCAGCGCGCCACCTGGCTGAGTATGGTGACCAGCGTGGATGAAATTGATACGCCGAACTGCCCGGCCTGCTTGCAGCGCCTTGATGTCGCTGGCTTTGCGGAGTCGCCTTACTGGTTCTGTCCGTCTTGCAAGGTCGCTTACCTGGTTCCGTAGCTTCCGGGTACGTTCACCACATGGAGCACAAGGTCATCACTATTTCCGCACCCGTACACAGCTATGACGTGGACTACCTGCTAGCCAGCACCCGCGTCAGAGGTTGGACACTCGTATCAGTCAGCCAAAGCTACCCAACTGAGCCTATGTTCCTGTTCTGGCGTAAGGACTAGAGCTCTTTACATTCCTGCCCTGTTCGTTCATATTCAGGGCAGATGAGCGGAACGTATGACTTCACGATTGAACAAGGGATCACCTTCAGCAAGACGGTGTCTTGGAGCGTTCACCAAGACCCAACCAATCCACTCAGCCCCTTGATACCTGTCAACATGACCGGCATGGAAGCCAAGATGGCGATCCGCACACGTGATGGTCTTCCAATAGTTGAACCTCTCTGCACAGTAAATGGCGTAGCCGGCGAGATCGTAATCGGGATGCCTTACACGGTGACTGCAGCCCTGGACTTCGACACTGCTATCCATGACCTCGATATCTTTCAAGGGGGAGTGCCCATCAAGCGGCTGTTGAGAGGGATGGTGACACTGAGCAAGGACGTACCTGATGTCTGATCAGATCAAAGTTATTGAGGACCGCGTTTACGTCAGCGTTGATGAGACACGAATAGAAGTCGTTTCAGTGGGTAGCCCTGGAATTAATGGTGTCGGCGTCCCAGCTGGCGGAACAACTGGTCAGGTGCTTACGAAGACCGCTTCTGGCGACTTTTACACTGCATGGGCTAATACTGCCGCATCTGTAAACGGAAAGGTCGGGACCGTACTGCTCAACCAGGACGAGATCCCGGACGGCACTACAGCAAAGCAATACAGCCAGGTCGAGAAGACGAAGCTCGCAACGATCTCGTCTGGCGCTACTCAGAACGCATCGGACAATGCCTTACGTGACCGAACGACTCATACAGGGGTTCAACCAATAGCGACCGTCACAGGGCTTCAAACGGCGTTGGATGCTAAGTCGAGCAACGCGGCACTCACTGCTCACACATCAAACGTGTCTAACCCTCACGCTGTTACCAAAGCTCAAGTTGGCCTAGATAACGTAGACAACACCTCAGACCTCGCCAAACCTGTCTCTTCTGCCACTCAGACCGCCCTCGACACCAAACAGCCAACAGGTGACTACGCAACCAACACCGCCCTCACCTCTGGGCTATCAGGCAAGGCAAACACAGCTCACACTCACGCTCAAGCAGACGTAACTAACCTAACGACTGACCTCGCTCTGAAAGCCCCTCTTGCTTCTCCTACGTTTACGGGTACACCAACAGGCATTACTAAAGCCCATGTAGGCCTACCACTCGCTGATAACACAGCAGATACCGCTAAACCAGTGAGTACGGCCCAGCAGACGGCTTTAGATGGGAAGCGAGATATCCTCTCTACTCCCACTCGTCTTTACGCAACCGATGGCGCTGGCGCTCAAATAGCCTACCAATACGCCTATTCAGCAACACCGAACAGTGTCCCATCAAGAAACGTAAGTGGACTATTTCAAGTGGGCACTCCGACTGTAAGTGCTGAGGTTGCTAACAAAGGCTATGTAGACACAGCAGATGCACTAAAGCTGAACATCACAGATAACCGAGTAATACGCCAAGGCACTGGCTTCCCTAACGGAGTAGTAACCGCAAACGTCGGTTCTATCTACATTGATACAGCTTTCACTAACGGTGCAAGCTCTTGGATTAAGAAAAGTGGTACGGGGAATACTGGTTTTGAAATACTCGAAGGTGATACAAAGTGGCGTGAAATTAGCACCTTAGCGCCTGTAGGAAATATTACGAGTGGAAGCTTACAAATACGGCGGATTGGTTCTCGCATTTTTATTCAAGCTAGCAACCTTTATATACCCTCTACGTCAAACACCCCCCTAATAGCCGATATTGGGGTTAGCCTTGGCTCTTCTTTCAGGCCAATAGAAAACAACAGTGCGATTATAAGCGCCTCGGTTGCTTCGGGCGTAACTAAAATGCTGTCAATTGCGCCCCTAAGCACTACAAATGGCATTACTCATAGTGGAGAAATTAGTACAAGGTACTGGGCCGCCTCTTATGACACAGCTCAGCCTTGGCCGTCAACCCTCCCAGGAACAGCAGCCTAATAACTTAAACGAGAACTAAACTATGCAAGACCTAACTCAACTCACCGACCCACAACTAGAAGAACACCGAGTAGCACTACTCGCTGAACTTGATCGTAGAAACAAACTCCACGACATCCCTAACGATATTAAGCGGCTCGCCCAAGACTTCGCTCAGCTTGGCGGAGACAACGCCAAATTAGTAACCGCGGTTCAAGACTTGGAGACGCCGAGCAGCAATGAAAACCCGACGCTCGAATAGAGACTCTCAGAAGCCCCAGTGAGCCTGCACCGAATATGCGTTCTCAGTCGCTTCTTCAGCATCCACTTTGATTGCGTCTAGATCACTCTGAAGCTGCTCACGCTCACGCTCAGCGTCGGCGATTTCGTCGTCCTTCTCACTTTCGCGTGCATACACGAGCGTCTGCTCGGCAAACGCTAGGTTTTCCTCAGCAAGGGCAACAACGTAGTCCGCCTTAGAAGCAGCGTCACTTGCGGCTCTGATTTCCGCTTCGGCCTGTTCCGGGTTTTCGTCATATTTGGGCATGAGTTGATTATCTATCCTGAACGCGCATGTCGGTGGCAGTAGTTGACGAACTTGCTTTGCTGGCGCATATTGAGACCAGATATGGCGATAATTACTACCTACGCAACACTCGAAGACATCCGCATGAAGGCGGGCTTTGAAAAGGCAAGTAACCTAGCTGACCGCCACGTACGAGAAGCACGCAGAAGCGCACAGGCTGAAATCGACTCTGCCCTAGCTATCCGCTACACAGTTCCATTCGTTCCGGTCCCTGAGAAGATACGGACACTCACCATCAAGCTCGCTGCATACACACTGAAGCACGACGCCTATGGAGACGTAGCCAGTCAGAAGGCCCTAGAAGCTCTACGTAAGCAGCTACAAGACCTCGCAGACGGTGACACCCCTATTACTGATGAGCTCGGTGTGGACCTGTCGACTTCTGAGGGTGTCGCCTATGACTTTGGAGACCAGGACAGAGCGTTCACGATTGGGCAGAGGTTCTAATGGCTGATAGTGACATCACTGTCACGATCCAGGGGGACAAGGAGCTCGTGGCAAAGCTAAAGGGATTCATTGGCTCTGACGGTGTGAACTTGAAGCGAGGCCTGGGAGCTTCGGGACTGTACCTAACGAAGTTCTTTTCGGGTGAAGTGTTTGCCTCACGCGGTGGTGTTATCGGTAAACCTTGGCCGCGACTAAATGACAGCTACGCGGCTTGGAAAGCAAGACGCTGGCCTGGTCGTCCACCGCTCATCCAGTCCGGGGAAATGTTGCGCAGCTTTCAATTTAAGGACAGCGCAAGAAAGCTTGAACTTTGGAATAGCTCTGATCACTTTCAATTTCATCAGGACGGCACGAAGCACATGCCGCAGCGCATGATGATGCGCATCGACCAACAACGTGCAGCCCGCGTTGTGAAGTACATGATTGGTGACATTACCGAGCAGATGGATAAGGCGGATCTCCTATGAACGAAACAAAAGAATCAGTTGGCCTAGTTCTGGACCTTATGAAGCTCACGTTCGGTAAAGACGTGAAGACCTACTACAACGGCGACCCTGAAGTGATTCCATCGTTTAACCTGCCAGCCATCATCGTTGTGCAGCTCACAGATGACACCAAAGAGGCTCAGCAAGGCGAGGATGACGTGTCGGATCAGATACGCATCAAGGTTCTACGAGACAAGCGTGAGGATTACACCGGCGATGTCATAGACCCACTGGACCTAACGGAAAAGAAGATTCGTGACCTCATTGCAGGGCAGGAGTTTGTGGATGGCTCTCGACGCTACAAAGCCAAAACCGTAAAGGGTGCACTTCGCAATGCGCTTCTCGATGGCGTTGATGCCATTGCTTCCAATATGAGTTTGCAATATGGCGTAAACCCACGCGAGACGCTTGGAGACGCTGAGAACAACGCTGAGTGGACGTCTGAAGGATGGGTTACCTTCAATATCGAATACAGCGTCGATACGTATCGATAACTCTTGCAGTTTCCTAAGTCATAGTTCATATTGAGGGCACATGACAAAGAAGAAGGAAACTAACCCAACAGAAGCACTTATCAAGACTTGGTATTTCCCTACCTTGGGCCTCAGCGTGAAAGCTGATACATACGAAGAAGCATTGAATAGTGACGAGGTAACAGCGGCACTTAATCCAGCCGAGAAAGAAGAGGACGGTGATGTCGACTCATAATTCATATAAGAAGCGACGAGAGCTTGCCGTACTTAGCCTTGAAACGGCTCCTGGCGTTGCAGCTACTAAGAAGTACACATTTGGTTGGCTCAATAAGGGCCTTCGTTCAATTCCCTCAATTATCGAGAACGTGTCTGCGCTTGGTAGCGACATTATGGTCAACGACTCGGCCATCGATGTATGGCACTCTGAAGGACCACTAGGCGGCAAGGTCACAGAAGATGGCTTCGGACTCCTGGCGAATGGGATGTTCAACAAGATCACGTCTATCAGCAATGGCGACAGCACTTATACGCACACGCTTGAACGAGACCCATCTCTTCCTCGCAAGACCTTCTCTTTCTGGGATGTGCGCCCGGCTAATATCCGCCTCTTCAAGTCTCTCTACATGGACAACTTGAACCTGAACATCGAAGTCGGCGACGCGGGTGCCTGGTTGGAGTGCAGCACTGCCTTCAAGGGCTGGAAGCACCAAGACATCGGTAGCTTGACACCTCCTGCGTACATAGCTGGGGAGAAAGAGTTCACCAGCCGCCAGGTCAAATTACTCATCGCAGCAAACACAGCTGGACTCGTGAATGAAACGACTTCAAAAGTTCGCCCTCGCAGCGTCGAGTTCAACTTCGAAGAATCAACCACTGTTGACCACTACCTAGGTGAGGTCAATGACGACCCAGAGTTCGACAGCGCTCCTGCTGTGGTCAAGGGCTCAATGGTGGTCAAGTACCGCAAGACTGACTTTGAGGACGAATACTTCACCAACGCTGTCCACGCCATGAGCTTCAGTGCTATCAACGGCACATCAAAGATTGAAGTCATCGGTACCAAGGTTCGTTTCCGTGAGGTCACTGACTCGGACGGTATGGACGACACCGTGATACAAACAATCAGCTTCTATTTTGAATCTGACCTAGCGAACGCTGGAAAAGACTGCGTTATTAAGATCACTAATAACTTAGCAACCTTCACTGTCTAGTTACATCGTTGACTAATAATCCACCCTATGCGTAAATAGGGTGGATTTTATATTGATAAACAAGGACAACTACATATGCCATTGAATTTGAGAGCGACCCGAAGATTAAGCCTAAGTGGATTCGGCATTGGCTGGGATGAATGTTACCTCATCGTGAAAGCTGTGAGTGGTTCGGAAGCTCAAGAGTCCGCAGACCAGATCGAGGAGCTTAAAGAATCTAACGATGTTAAAGGTTTGAACAAGCTTGTTCGAGACTACTGCATTCAAAACATCACTAAAGGTGTCGTCATCAACACTAAGGACGATGGAAGCCAAGAACCGTATGAATTCACGTCTGACGAAGTTTCGGGCGTTGTAGACGCTCTCAACCTTGCATGGCAATTGGAAGTCCTTGCCGTCTCTACTGGTTCCGACCGTTTAAAAGCGTAGAACTACTCCGGGACCATATAGTTCATGGTCTCACTCAAAGCATCCCCGAAGATATTCGCGAGATGCTTTTTGAGTTTCGTTATAGAGAGCACTTTCATCTCTCAGGTGCGCAGTATGAAGCCGACTCTTATGATGCTAAATGGCTTGTTCGTACTATCTGGGAATTGAAGGACGAACGTGTTAATTTAGGTGCAGGAAGCGGCAATAAACCTTATAACTAAATAGCGCCGCCACGAGAAGTTCTTAGTGGCAAACAACATCAACATCGTCATCACCGCTGAAGACAAGGCCTCAAAGCCGATCCGTTCGATTTCAGATGAGATGGATGGAGCGTCAGGTAAGTCCAGCAAGTTCAAGTCTGCCCTTGGGTCTCTAGGTGGCGTTCTCAAGACGACGGCCATTGCAGGCGGTATTGCAGCTGCCGCATTTGTAGGGACGGGTGCAGCGCTCGGGTTTAGCTTCAACAACTCTGTCGAGCAGGCCCAGACGAAGCTCCTGGCCTTCATGCAGGACGGTGACAAAGTCGCCAAGACCTTGTCCTGGGTGAAGAAGGAAGCAGCGCTCACTCAGTTCAGCTTTACAGACCTCGCTAATGCGACCGCAAACCTGGTGCCGATGGCAAACAGTTCTGGCATTGCGCTAGAGGACCTCGTGAAGCAGGCCGAGATTCTGGCTTCAGTAAATCCGGAACAGGGATTGATGGGCGGTATGTTCGCCCTGCGTGAAGCTCTCTCAGGCGACTGGGTATCTATAGTCGACCGCTTCAACCTGCCACGCAAACGTATCAATGAGCTCAAGGCTCAAGGTGTCCCGGCAATGGAAATCATCTCTAGGACCCTTGGCGAGATGGGTATCAACTACGACCTTGTTGCTAAGCAAGGTAAGACGACTGCAGCACGGTTCGAGCAGGTAAAGGACAAGCTGGTCATGATGGCCGGCGCCGCGTCTAAGCCAATCTTCGACCGTGTGTCGAGCGAGCTGGGGAAGCTGGGCGAGTTCAACTTTGAAGCTCTTGGTGACCAGCTCGGTGGCATCGCGTCCGGAAGCATCGCAGCCTTTGACTCGTTCATTCCGAAAGTCCAAGAGGTCGCAAGACAAATTGGTGACTACCTCGGTCCGAAGATTGATGCCCTCTGGCAAAGCGTGAATACTAACCTGGTGCCGATTCTTGAGGATCTCTGGCACAACGTCATCGAGCCTCTCATTCCAGTTCTCGGAACGTTACTCGTCGGGGCACTTGGCTTAGTAATAGACGCGTTCAAGTTTGTCTCAGACGGCATTGGCTGGCTGGTTGAAGGAATTGAAGGTGGAAACCCTGTCATCTGGGGTCTTGTAGGCCTATTCGGCACTCTCGCAACGGCTATGGCATTCAACGCCGTGTTCAACGCTCTCACGGTCGGCTTCGCCACCTTTCAATTGGTGACCATCCCTTCCATGATGACATCGCTGGGTCTTTTGAAGGCCGCCATCCTGGCTCCTATCGTCATGCCCGCAATCGTCATTGCAGCCGCGCTTGCTTCGATGGGACTAATACTCGATGCAGCGAACAAAGCTAAGGACGCGATTGACAACGCTTCAAGAGCTAAGCAAAAAGCATCCGACGACGACATACGAGTTATTAAGAACGTGAATGACCGCTACAACCGTGGCGAGATAACACTCGAAAAGAAGAAACAGCTTCTCAAGATCGTCAGCTCGAATGCAGCCGGTACCAACTCTGACCGCGGTGGCTGGTCACTTGTGGGTGAGCACGGTCCTGAGATCGTGAACCTTCCTACTGGGGCTGGGGTTACGCCTGCGTACCAAACTCGCGCACAAGGCTCACCGGGAGCAAGTGGGCACACTGTCCTGGTAGAGAACATCAATATCAATAATGGAGGCGATTATCACCGAATGCTCAACGACATCGGTTTCGCCTTGGAGCTAGCGTCATAAAAATCTTTCTCAACAACTTCGAACTCAACAACCCTGCAACCAGGACATATCTTGATGCGCCTATCGACGGTCTTGAAATGCCAGCGATTAGAAGCAGCCGCGGGAGTCGAAGCGGTCAGGCGGGCGGCTACTTTGGCGCTCAGCTTTACGACGTTCGGCGCATCACACTAAACGGGCGCATCTTCAGTACTGACATCGCTGAAGCGAAAGCTAAACGTCGAGCCATCCAGCAGGCTCTTCCTCTGTTCCCTATGCCAGTCACCATGCGCTACGTCGATGATGACGGACAGGTATATCTGATCTACTGCCAGGTCATGGACTTCAAGATGCCAATCGCCCGCTTTCAAGGGAAGTCCATCTTCAAGATTGAACTCGAGGCGTCTGATCCAGTCATCTATGACGACACGGCCGGCAGCGCACTAAGCGCGACCATCTTGCAGGCGCTACCAGGCGGTGTTCAATTCACGGACACGACTCCGCTGTTCGATTCCTTCTACTTCTCGGCTGGACAGACTGATGTCACGGTCACGAATACAAGTGGCATTGCATCTTTCCCTATCATCACCATTCCTGGGGCAATTAACAACCCGGTATTCACAAACAGAACTACAGGGGAGTCCTTCAGGCTCGCTGGCTACTCAGTAGGAGCTGATGCCGTCACTATCATCAACATGGGGGAGCGCACGGTCACTCTCAATGGAGGCAACGCCTTTGCTTACGCCCCTTCAGACGTTAACTGGTGGGCATTAGTTCCCGGAAACAACCGCATTGAGTTCTCATCTGGCGGTGGAAGCGACGGCACTCAAGCGACAATGACTTGGCGCCCCGGCTACTGGGGTATCTAGGAATGGCCCGACTACCTAAATATGAAGTCGAGCTATGGACGAAACAGGGCAGTCGCATTGCCGACATCACATGGCTCTGTAAGAACATCGCTTTTACTGAGGAGCGAAACGAAGCTGAAGACCTCCGCTTCTCACTCGACCTCGACGCCTTCGAGGGATACATGCTCAAGGCTGGTGCAGACCCGGTCAGTAACTTCCGAGAGGGCCAAACAGAAATCAAGGTCAAGAAAGACGGCCAGTATCTCTTTGGCACTCAACTCTTCGACGCCCCGATCAGTCTGAATCAGGACAACGAGCTAACCATAGACGTGGTGGCCACCGGCTATCTCAACTTTCTCAAAGACCGCTACCCGAACCCTGTCATCAAGTACACAAACATCGAGACCGTGGAGATCTTCTACGACCTCATTAGACAGGCTCAGGTAGTAGCGAATGGAAGCTATGGCCTGATTATCCCAACAAGTGGCTACTACGTCACAGGCGTCCTGAGAGGCCGTGAATACGAGTACTACACGTCCAGTACCAAACTCAACATGCAGCGCCTCACTTCATTGGTAGACGGCAACTTCGACTTCAAGGTACTCGCGGATAAGACCGTCATGACCTACGAATCGGTTGGCTCACCTCGAACTGACTTCAAGCTGGTGTTCGACCGAAAGAACAATCGCTCCTCCTTTAGCAAGGCAAAGCTGAACCGCAGCTCCAATGGGCTCTACAACTCCGTCATTGGCCTTGGCTCAGGTTTCGGCGGCGACATGATGCTGTCCACTCAAAACGACGTACCGAGCCAAATTGAGTTCGGGCTTCGACAACTCCCGGCACAGTTCAATGAAGTATCCGTACAAGGCACGCTCAATGAGAATGCACTCGCCCGACTAGGCCAAGTGAAGAAGCTCCTCCGTCTCCCACAGATCACCCTGTCAGGTAGTGACATGCCGGCCAACGGGATAGAGATTGGCGACTTGATTCCCCTTGAGTTCACCGGGCGAAAGCTCATAGAGGACATGACTGGTGTGTACCGAGTGGAGCGCAAGGAAACCACGCTTGATGAAAACGGCTTTGAGTCTTCAATCACCCTCTACTTCGAGCAGATGGACATCGTCTAATGAGCGACCTCATCAACCGGATACCCGGTAACGAGTCCGCTATGGCAAGTCTTGCCACCATTTCACGCAATACGAATCAGACGAAAGCTCGCCAGCGCATCACAGGTAGGGCCGGACAACTTGGCTATGCCATTCAATCGGTGAACGCTTGGGATCTCACCGAGACCTTTCCCACAACATCGGGAGTCGCCTTCTCGAATGCAAGCTACCGCGTCACCTACACCTCAGATGGTACGCAGCGATTCCCTATCGTCATCCCCGCAACTGACATCCGCATAAACGGCACAGGGGACGCCAACAAACCGAGCATCATCCCTAACAGTGGTCTCTACAGCTATGCAGACGGCTCCGGGGAGGTGCAGATACAAACATTCGAGCTTCCAGACCAGGCGTACTTCGCAAGTGAGACGCAGCTTGCTTGGCAATTCGACATGCTCTATCGAGGCGCTGTAACTGTGCGCTTCAAACTACGCGGCAACGCAACCAGTAACGGCGCGTTCAGCATCGTGAGGACTGCGTAATGGGCGTCACCCAGCTCGACAACCTGCCCGAGAATCAACTCGTCCGGACGATTGTCGATGCACGTCAGACCGCCAGAGAACTGAAGGGCTCTAACCAGCTCGTGAGTGGGGCTAACCTCGCCTTCTTCGTGAGCCAAAGCGCAAGCACCTATGACTGGTCTGGTCTTCTTGATGGACTGGCTGGCATACCTACATATGGTCAAGCGCGTTTCGTCATTACCCTCACGTCTCCCATAGCCGTTGTCCCATTAGTTGACGTTGCTGTGGTTGCTTATTACTCAGCAGATGGCGTTACTTGGGGCGAGTACACCTACAGACGCGGTCTGAACGATCAGTACAACGGAATTGCCCCAGAGCTTCGACGCTCACTAGAAGTGCTTCCAGGTATCGAGAACGGTCCAGGCGAGGCCAAGTTCATGCTCCAACTCTTCGGTAAGCAAAACAGTCGTGTCGCCTTCAAACTGCAAGTCACCGGTACGGATGAGGTTTCTATCACCGTCACTAGGGTTGCTTAATGGGTCCACTCGACAGGATTCCCGAGAAGGCGCTAGCTAGAGAGCTTGCCCGGCGCTCGGCTGAGGGCTCTGAGCTAAAGGGCTCGTTTCAAGCGCTGGGAAGTCAGAGCGTTGTCACCCACCGCATTTTCAGCACGAACATCTTCGATTTGCAGTTCACTGCCTCAACTGTTGCGGACACGATTATCTTTCACCAGGCGGATATTGAATTTGTACCGGGCGACATGACCTTCGGTGGAGCTTTTAGCCATCGTTTATTCGTGCGAGTCCTAGACACCTCAAATAACGTCATCACGTACATAGATCCTTTTCTTGAGCGAAGGATTACAGCGGACGGTAAGCAGAAGTGGTCCATCTATCACACGACGTTTGGTTATCCTTCCGACTCAATACGCATGAAGTTTTATTTCTTCACAACTGGTACTGGTACTTTCACGACGTCTGTTGTAAATTAGGCACATAAGAGACCTAATACATGTTTAATGATTTCAAAGTAGCAAACTATTCAAAAGCCCTATTGTCCCCAGAGTTATATGCTCGACATCTTTCTCGCCTCTTTAGCGGAGATGTAGCGGACGGCCTCACTGTCACTCCTGGCACTGGACTTCAAGTTGTACTTGCTCCCGGCAACGCCATGGTTCGCTATGGCTCAGCTAACGTTGCCTCAGCTCGCCTTGTAAGTCTGGTTGCTAGCTTTAACCTGGCTATCGGAACAGCAGACGTCAGTAACCCGCGCATCGACCTGGTCGTTGTCTACATCGACAATGCGGTGTCGCTTCCTACCGGAGTACCAACCACTGCGAACCTTGATGGTCTTGGTGTCGCTAAGGCGAAGATTGTTCCAGGAACAGCGGCGGCGAGCCCTGTAGCAGCGAATGCAACGGCTATTCAAGCGTCAGTTGGCTCTGGCAATCCGTACACAGTAGTTGCGCAGGTCCGAGTGGATGCTGGTGTGAGTGTGATAGCGAGTAACAAGATTACTGATGTGCGCGCGCTATCAACTCCAGTGATAGCCAATGGATCCATCCCGTTCGCTAAGACGAGTGGTATCTGGTGGGAAGAAATTGGTCGTACTACCATTGGGACGCCAACAAATACCATATCTGTGACGGGACTACCTATTCGTAAGCATCTTCATGTAATCGTCACACTATTCTCCACTGCACCAAACTACAACATCGGAGCCATTGTTAGATTCAATAATGATTCAGGCTCAAATTACGTAAAGCGCTCGGCAGATAATTATGGTGCACCTGGTACTGTGCTTGTTGCTCAAAGCAATATATCGCTAACTGCTACTACAACCATAAACTCTCTTATTTCTAAATTTGATGTGCTCAACTATACTGCTTATGAAAAATCAATCACAGGTGTCGAGAATATAAATGTAGGTAATAGTAGTTCAAATGCCTCCGTTATTGCGCAATTTTCTGCAAAGTGGGCGAATACGACTGCTGCAGTCAGTCAGATTGACATTGTTAATGCAGGCACAAGCCAATATGCTATCGGATCAGAGGTGATTGTTTTGGGGCGTGACTGATGGAAAGTTCTATTTCACTTACGCCTTCCGCTGACCACGATCTTCTCATTACTCTGAATGCGAACGTCATCAATCTCACGACCAGCATCAATGCTGCGACCCTATCAAACACGACAATCAATACCGATCACGAGACGCGAATACGAGGGCTAGAAGCATCCGACCAACAGAGCAAGGGCGCTTTAAAGTCTCAGAAGAATCAGATGTATATCATTTCGTTCATATTCGGAGCCGTCTCAATCGCATTGGCGGTGTTTTCGTTCATCAATAAGTAAGGAGGTGACATATGAAACCAGCAATAGCAACCAACACTATCGGCGACGGTATCTAATATGAGTTTCCGATGGCCACTAGACATAGCAATCACAATCACCCAGGGCTTCGGCGGTAATGCCGAGTACTACAAACAGTTCGGCCAGATCGGGCATAACGGCCTTGACCTTAGAGCACCAGCCGGCACGCCTGTGTTCGCTGCCGATGAAGGCACTATCTCCTTCGAGGGATGGGGACAGAACCACTCATGGATGGGCAAGCCTGCTGGTATCTGCGTTCTCATCGACCACATCGGTTCATACGCTGGCTACGCTCACCTGAAGAGCACCGTAGTAAGTAAAGGCCAGAAGGTCACCAAAGGCCAGCTCATTGGATACTCTGGCGCAACTGGAGTAGGCACTGGACCACACCTGCACTTCGAGATGTTCCCGAAGAGCCCGAACTTTAAGAACGGCTACGCGGGGCGCATCAACATCATGCCGTTTATCGAGACTGCTCAGGTAGTAGGTAAGGCAACTGAAGCCGAGGTTCGCCAGGCTTACTGGGAGATTCTCGAACGTGCAGGAGACCAAGAAGGCATAAACACGTACAAGCAATACCCGCTTGCATTCGTTCGCAACGCTCTTGCTACCTCACCTGAGAAGCGCACCCTGGAAGCCAACAAGGCAGAAGCAGCTCGTGTGGCCGCAGTACGTGCCGTAGAAGATGCTGCTCGCCTAATAGAGGATGCACGGAAAGCTTCAGAAGCTAAGGCTGCACAGGAAGCCGCACAGAAGGCTGCCGATGAACTCGCCGCAGCGGAAGCCGAGACGGCCCGCATAGCTGAGCTCGAACGACTAGCTCGTGAAGCCGCCGAGAAGAAAGCCAAGGAACAACTAGACATTCAAATTAACGCGAAGGAGGATGCAATGGCAACCGCAGCAGAACAACAAAATCAAGGACAGGAACTAGCTGACGAAATCGCTTCAAGCGATGCTGTCCAGCAACTCGTGAGCAAAGTATCGCCTAGGACTAAGTTCATCGTTTATGTAGTTGGTGACTCACTCATCGGCTTCGGCCTCATCGTGCCAAGCCTTGCAGTCGTAGTTGGATGGGGCGACATGGTGCAGGTAGTTGCATTGAGTGGACTACTCGCAACAGCCGGTGCCTTCCTGCTAACGATGTTCTCTATCTACAAGTCAAAGAAATAGACGCTCCCTAAGCTCATCACAGGCGCTCTAGCGAAGCGCTCAACACAAAGATGAACACCAACACGTAATCAAAACATAAGGCTCCATGTAGAACGCATGGAGCCTTTGCTGTATGTTCAAGGCATGGCCAAGAAAACTGAAACAATCACCCACTATGTTGATGACCTTGACGGCACGTCTTACGACGAAGGCAAAGGCGAGACTGTTAAGTTCGCACTCGACAATGCTTCTTTTGAGATTGACCTGAACGAGAAAAATGCCAAAGAGTTCCGCAAGTTCTTCGCTCCCTATGTGCAGAAGGCTCGCGTTGCAGGGCGCAGCACGACGTCCCGTTCAACTGGCACTTCAAGCAACAAGGAAGAACTCGCCCGCATCAGAACTTGGGCTAAGGAAAAAGGCATTGCAGTTTCGGACCGCGGAAGAGTCAGCGCTGATGTCAAGGCCGCATATTCCGCTGCGAACAAGTAAATAGTTCACTCAAAAGACAACGTCCGCGATTAGCTCGCGGACGTTGTCTTTTAACCTCATACGCTACATATAGCGCCCTCTCGCCCTTCTCCGGCACCGAGAGGGCAAAACTACCCATTGTTGTACGTGTCACAACATTGACCCCTGTTACGGATAGAGAGTAACGGTAGGGGAGGGGAGTCGGTCAAAATTCTCTAACCCCTTGAATCGAAAAAAACAGTCGATCCCTTGGACAAATAGGGGAGTGCCCCATACGTGTGCGGCACTCCCCGCTTGCCTTTAGGTAGTTATGATCCCCAAGCAGTCGCAACCGCCGACCGTAAATCAAATGTGTAACCGTCTATTTTGCTAGCGATTGAATCAAGTTCTTGGCTAGTTGAAGAGAGCGCAACGGCGACGTTGTCTACCTGCCGGTTGGTCTCGCCTTCCAGGTTTGTCAGCAGCCGAAGTTGCTCTGCCGTGTCCTTGAGCTGCCTGTACTTGTCGATGATTGAATCCAGCATGCGAACGTCGCTGTCGACATTGCGCGTGATGTGGTTTGCCCATTCGTGAGAGTCCATTTCACCATTCCTTTATTCCGATGTCGGGTCTCTTGCCTGTAGGTCCATCATCGCCAGGGGAGCGTCGAGCATTTATTTCAGCAATGACTTCTTGCTTGGATTTCGCGTACTTGTCGCGGGACTCTTGACGTAGCTGGCGTGGATCATTGAAGCCCTCCGGCAAGTCCTTCGTCCGCATTGTGAATGGTTGAGAAACGCCAGTTGATGTAGCCACGCGGGCTATCGCTTCCCGCCTTTGCAGGTTTAGTAGGTCTTCCGGTCTCACCTTCCCTCCAAGCTCTGCTGACATTCGCCGTGCATCATCAATCGTGGTTTGGAAAACAATCTTCGAACGCGCATTGGCTAGCGAGTCAATCACGTCAGACCGGAGCTGCTTTAGGTGTTGGTTTGCAACGGTCATTCCTAGGCCGAATGAACGAGCCTGGGCAAACATTTCTTTGAGACTGTCGCTGTGCGCAATGAAGTTTTGAAACTCATCCATATAGAGCATCACGGGGCGATCGTGGTGTGTCTCCCGAACAGTTTTCCAAAGCTCGCTGAGTAGAAGCGTGCCCATAATGTTTGCAGCTGACTGCCCGATGATGACGCCGTTTAGGTTGATGAAAAGCAGCTTTCCCTCACCCACCACGTCACTCATCTTGAAGCTTGACTTAGATTGACCGAGACTGTTTCTGATATGCGGTTCAGTTACGAAGGGCCACAAGCGACGTCGCAAGGCTGCACTCTCGATGTCCTGTTTCGCCTTGTCCTTTGTTAGATAGTCATCCCAGTACGCCTTGATCTCTGGGTTCTTGATTTTGCGGACTACATCAATGCGCCACTTCCTCTCCTCGTCTGTTGTGGGGGTAAGGAGTGCCGGAAGATCGACCAATGTCCCGCCTTCCATGTTTGCAAGCGCATGAAGTCCGTGATAGAGGACTGCTGGAGCAGTGACGGTTTCGGGATACATGCTTGATATGAGCTGAATCAACTCCCCAATCGCTGTTGACGTTCGCGACTGGTCCAAGATGTTGAAGCCAATCGGGAACTCTTCGTCGGCTAGATCCCAAACGATGAGGTGTTTGCGGCGGTGCTCAGGCACCCTTGCTATGGCAGCTTCAAAAAGGTCTCGTTTGGTTTCGATAAGGACTACACCGAGACCGTCATTCATGTCCTGTTCAAGCATTGAAGCCAGAAGGCTCGTCTTACCGCTTTCTGTTGGTCCAAGTACATGTAGGTGCTTCAGGCGGTCAATCGTATTGATGCCAATGTCGCGCTTGCTCTTCGCGTTGGATGCACCGATGACCGTGGTGCCCTTACCTCCCGTTGGGACACTGTTATTGACGTGCATGTATCGTGTGCGGCTCTGGGCGACACCAGGAACGTAGGGGGAGTCGATAGGCCAGGTAAACACGGCCGACAATTCGTTGATGTTGAACTGGGCAGGGAATCGACTTGGTGTACTAGCAAGGGATACCCGTCTTGATGCCCCCGCGGTGGTGACGTTGATGAAGCGGTTGGCCGCGGTGGTTCCTGAAGAGATTGCGCCTAGAACCTTGTTCATAATTTCTTCTGATGCTTTGGACTTGGCGCTAACCGCCACCCTGCCGACCGCATAGAAATTTGGGGTGGACAGTTTCTTGCGTCGGTCCTCAACCTCAGCAGCACTAGCTTCTAGCTTGCCCATGAGTGCTCGGCTTATTCGGAAGTCACTTGTCAAGGCCGGCTGACCAACTACAGGCATAGCTTCTCTTGGCTTGGGTGTTACGACCCATTGGATAACTGCTACCTGCCCTTCTTCCAGCGCCTGTATACCCGTCAACAAGGACGTCGAAAACACACCGACATTGGGGACGTTTAATGTTCGAGGGAGGTTGCTGGTGCCGAGTTCGGTAACGAGTGTCCATCTGATCTCAGGGCGCTCAGTGTCCTCTTCCACGGTGATGCCAGGGATGAGGTTCTCAAGCTGCTCGATGAGAAAGGTTGCTCTGGATGACGGGACTAGTAAACGATGGATAAACCCCTTGTCATCCGACCAGGTTTCAAGAACGATCGAAGCGACATCGGACGGGAGTAGTCCAAAAAGTTTAGGTTTGGCCCACAAGCTTCCACTGATGGCATCAAGCCAATTCCACACCGCTTGGCCCGTGAGGTCTGAAGGGTGAGTAAGACGGTAGGTCTTCCTCGTTGAATCCGTTTGTTCTTGATACTTCAT